GAAGACAGAGCCGCCGCGCGGATCAGCCAGCGCGAGCGAAAAATCAATCCTGAGCCGGCTCCGCCTGCCCAACGCCATCACTCCGCGCGAACGCCGGCGAGCCTGCGCTGCCGGGCGTGACGGCGCCCCCGCCCTTGTCGGCCTCCTTGAGGCGCATGCGCTCGAACGGCGCCAGCACCATCGGCGTATCGGGCGCGTTGGCCGTCAGCATCGCCTGGATGGCGCCGGCCGTTGCAGCGTAGGGGCCGCCGGCCGCGATCACCGCCTCGATGAGCGGCCCGAGCGGCGCCGGGATGTAGGGCTCAGCCTCGGCCGGGGCGGGCTCGATGAGCGGATCCTCGGCTATCGGCAGCTTGACCTTGGCCGTGATCTGCCGGGCGGCGAGGCGGATGTTGGATTCGCGGTCGATGTAGCGGCTCGACTGCCAGCTCTCGATGCGCACGATCGCCTCGTCGAGGTGCCGGCACCAGGCGCCGCGCCGGTCGCGGAACACCCGCAGCACCTGGTGCTCGAAGGCATCGAGCGCCGCCTCGAGCTCGGGCTCCGTCTGAGGCAGCTTCAGGCCGAGGGTGTCGTTTGTCCCCTCGAGCTGCTCGGCCGCCGCCAGCGAGATCTCCATCACCAGGTTGCAGTAGTTGTCGAACGGCGGCCCGCCGTTGTTGCCGGAGAGCGAGTTGCCGTCGCAGTCGTCGGTATAGAGGACGAGGATCGGCACCAGGTCGTCGGCCTTCAACCCCTCGATCGGGTCCTGGCGCGAGTCGTAGACCCGGTCCTGGGCGATGGTGGGGTAGGGAGCCGCAAACCCGTTGGCGAGCGCCATCGTCGCGGCGAGCCGCAGGGCGATGCGCTCGAGACTCATGGGTCCTCCTTCAGTATCTCGACGAGGCGCAGCTTGTGGCGCCCGTGGCCGTCTTCGCCGACCTCGGCGATCTCGTAGACGACGCCGGTGTCGACGCGCTTCACGCGGTCGGCGCGGCGCGGCGGGTCGTGGTGGGCGAGCTGGCGCTTGTCGACCGAGAGCGTGGCGTGCCTGAGCGTCATGCGCGTCGCCGTGCGCTCCTCATCGCCGAACGCCTTCGAGTTGTAGCTCTTGTCGAAGAACACGCCCCTGATCGCCATGAGCGGGCGGCTCGCGTCGGGGCCGCCGCGGCCGCCGCCGGGGCCGGCGGTGTAGGGGCGGTACTCGAACGCCTCGGCGAACTGCTCGTCGACCGCCTCCGACATCGCGTCCTCGAGCGCGGCGAACGGCGAGGGCATCAGGCGACCTCCTCGGCGTGCCCGGCGTCGATCAGCCGCTCGGCGAGCTCGCCCTCGACGAGGGCGCCCTTGGCGAGCCTGGTCGGCTGCCCGGTCTCGTCGGGACCCTCGTAGCGGGCTTTCAGCTTCGCCCGCTTCGGCTTCGGCGGCGGCGCAGCCGGGGCCGCGGCCGCCTCCTCCTCGGCGAGCAGAGCTGCGACCTTCACCTCGTCGCCGGCCATCGCCGCGCGCACGACGTCGACGGCGCGCTTCTGGTCGGCCGAGAGGTCGGCGAGCGGGCGAGCGTGGCCGCCGGCGATGGCGCCGATCGCCACCTCCTCGGCGAGCTCGCCCACCCATTTTCGCGGGAGCACGCGCACGTTGCCGCGCGCGTCCTCCGTGTAGGAGTGCTCGTTCAGCATCTCCACCGGAATCATCATGATGGTCTGATCTCCGTCGATCCACTCTAGCTGCGGCGCACGTGCGCTCCGATCGCCCGAGCGCCTATCGGCGAGGGCGTGAATCGGCAGCGCGAAATAGAGTGCGTCGCGGAAGGCGCCAAGGGCGCCCGGCGCCCGCGCTCCGATGGCCCGAGCATCTATCAGCGAGGGCGTGAATCGGCAGCGCAAGGAGCGCCGGCCCTCAACACGACGGCGGCCGACGCAGAACGAGGCTGCCGCCGCTCGTGTCAGCCAGAATTACGAAGGCATATCCGTGACGTTGCCGCCGGAGGCGCCGGTGGTGCCGCGCACGAGCAGCTCGGGCTGGTTCCACATGGGCAGGAGGTTCGACTGCGTGAGCAATTCGCGCCCGCGGCCCCACGGGTCGCGCTTCTCCTTGGCGTAGAGAAGCTGTCCCGGCATGTTGATGGCTTCCTCGAAGTCGCCGGGCGCCACGTACTGGCGCGCCGTCTGCTGCGTCCCCAGCGGGAAGAAGATGCAGTCGCCCGAGGGAATCGCCCGGCGCACCGTGAAGGTGCCGTCGGCGTTCGGGGCGTTGAACGTCGCCGGGTACTCCATGAACGTGATCTCCTGCACCGTGAAGGAGAAGCGGCGGTCGGCGAGGGTGGGGTTGAGGCGCACGGCCACTTCCCACGCCGTCAGCGAGGCGTTGTAGGCAGCCTTGATCTCGGTGTCGGCGAACAGCATCTCCATGAACTCCGGCGATGCGATCGCGCCGATGCCGGACATGACCTCGCCCTTGAGGCTGCGCTCGATCTGGCGCTTGATGGTGCGCAGCAGCACGGGGACGGTCGCGCCGACGGCGCCGAAGGCCGCCACAGGCTGCGTGATGTTGAACTCAGTGAAGAGGTTCAGCATCACCGAGCCGTCCGAATCGAGGATCTTGCCCTGCAGCGCGTTCACCCGGTACCACTCGTGGGTGACGTAGTGCTTGTTGGCCATCGTGATGAGCTTCTCGTTGATGAGCTCCTCGAGCATCTTGCCGGCCTTGGAGCCGAACGCGCGCAGGTTCTGCACGTCGGCGACCTTGACGTCGTCCTCGTGGGTGATCTGCGGGATCTCGAACAGCTTGCGGTCGCGTTTTCCCACGGTCCCCTTGGTGCCGGGTCCGCCGCGCTCGGTCGCGGGCAACAGGTTCAAGGTCCAGTTCTGCCGCTCGAGCGCCACGTAGGTGGTCGACAGCGCCGTCGGCGCGGCGAAGATGCCAAGCGCGGTGATGAGCCCGTAGCGGTTGGGGATGATGTTGATGGCTTCGGAGAGCTCCTCGACCGAGAATTCGCGGTCGGTGAAGCCCTCGATCGTGAGATCGGTCATGGCGGTGATCCTTGTCTGGAGATCTTCGGGGGCCCCACGCCGGCAGGGTTGGTGTGGCGGCTGCCGGCGTGGGGCAGAGAGTCAGGTTGGTGGGGCGGCCGCGCGCATGGGGGAAAGACTCAGGCGGTTAGCCTGGGCACGATGCCGAGCGCCTTGAGCGCGGCGTAGGCCGCGTCCTTGTGCGCCTGGGTGGTGACGCCGGCGCTCCACTTGAGCCCCTGCAGCGCCACCTCGGCCGGCCCGCGTGCGAGCACGATCGCCTCGGCCACGTCGGCCGAGGTCGTGTCGTGCTTGTGCAGCAGGATGGCGGCGGCCTTCTCGCGGCCGTCGACCGCGGTCGGGTCGTACGGGCCCCACTTGAGAGAGCCGGCGGCGACCGTGATGTCGAAGCCGTCGCCGACGGCGAAGTCGGTCGCCCCGTCGGTGAGCGCGCCCTTGATCTGCTCGGCGACCGTCACCGAGTTGCCGGCGCCGGCCGGGATTACGATGTTGTTGTCGAGCACGACGCCGTCGGGGTCCTCCAGCCGGAAGGTGCCGGAGTTGGTGGCGGCCGCGATGCAGCGCAGCTTGTAGACGCCGACCTTGGCGCCGGCGAGCACCGGCGTGGTGGCGTCTATGACGAAGGTGCCGTCGCCGGTGTTGCCGCCGGATTTCGCCGCGGCGGTGGCGGCGGCCTTGGTGATCTGGCCGAGCACGGCGCCGATGTCGAGCACGGCGAAGCCGCTTTTCAGCGTCACCGCATCTCGGCAGTAGTGGCTGTCGTGCTCCATCTTGACGACGTCGGACACGTTGCCGGGTTCGGTGTAGGTGGCAGTTCTCAGTGGGCGTCCCATGGGAAAGCCTCTCTAGGTTCCAATTGCGGGGAGGGGTCACTCGGGGCCCCATGCGCGCGAGCGTGGCGTGGCGGCTGCGCGCATGGGGAGCAAAAATCAGGCCTTCGCGAAGCGCTTCTGCATGCCGGCGACGAGCCCGGATGGCTTCTTGCCGCCGTCGTCTGCGCCGGCGAGCGGCACCTTCGGGTTGCCGCCGTTGTCGGCGACGGCCTTGTAGAAGTCCGCCGGCTTGCCGCCGGCCGCCTCCTTCGGCGCGGCAGCGAGCGCCTTCTTCGCCTCCTCGACCGCCATGTCGGTCGCCGTCGCCAAGTGGCTGGCGAGGCCGGCGCGGCCTTCCGCCTCCGGGAGCGCGAGGATCGCCTGGATGCGGGCCCTCTCGGCGGCGGCGCCCTCCTTCCTGGCGCTCGCGCGCGCGGTTTCGATCGCTGCCGCATCCGGCAGAGGCGCCGGTGCCGGCGTCGGAGCCGGTGTGTCGGTCATGGTGGTGGTCTCCAGTTTGGGGTTGTACCCGGTTGGCGGCTTGGGCAGTCTTGAAACGGAACGCGACACGGTCTCGAGCACGTTGTCGAACGAGGTGAAGATGCCGTCGGCGAGGCCTCTCTCGACCGCCGCCTCCCCCGTATAGACGCGGGCCTCGGTGGCCCGCACGGCTTCCGCCTTGAGCTTCGGCCGGCCGGCGACGACCGTCTCGATGAACAGCTCGCGCAGCGTGTCGACCTCGGCCTGCAGGCGCGCGCGCACCTCCTTGGGCAGGGGCCCGAATGGGTTGCCGTCGACCTTCTGCGCGCCGGCGTGGATCAGCGTCGCCTTGATGCCGGCCTTCTCGAGCTCGCCCGAGCGGTCGAGGTGCACGAGCACGACGCCGATCGAGCCGACGAGCGAGGTCTGCGTGACGAAGATCTCGTTGGCGCCGCTGGCGATGGCGTAGGCGGCCGAGCAGGCCATGTCGTTGACGGCGACCACCACCGGCTTCGACTTGCGGATCTCGCGGATGAGCGCCGGCACCTCGAGCGCGCCGCCGGCCTCGCCGCCCGGCGAGGCGATGTCGAGCACGATGCCGCGCACCTCCGGGTCCTTGCCCGCCTTCTTGAGCTGCTCGGTGATGCCCTCGTAGCTCGTGAGCCCGCTGGAGGCCCCGATGTAGGCGCCGCGGTTGACCAGCGTGCCGACGATGGAGATGACGGCGATACCCTCCTTGGTCACGCGGTAGGGCCCGCGGTCCGACGGCGCGCCGGCGAAGCGCGAGGCCCACGGCAGCGGCCCGTCGATCTCCTCGAGCCCGATGCGCCCGGCGAGCACCGCGAGGATCGTCTCCACCTTCTCGGGCAGGCACAAGAGCGGGCGGCCGAGCACGCGGTCGGCGACGTGGATCAGGTGGGTCATGGCTTACGCTTCCGGTTGCTCGGCCGGCAGCGACGGTGCCGGCGGCATGCTGCCCGGGTAGACGAGCCCGAGCTTCTCGAAGTACTGCTTCTCGTAGTTGATCTGGTCGGCCCGGTCGCGCCAGTTGGCGCCGTCCTCGGCGACGATGCTCTCCACCGTCTCCACCCCCATCGACACGCCGAGCTGCTGCGCCTGGCGCTCCTTGTAGGGGTCGATCATCGGCTTGCCCCAGGCGATGAACTCGCCGCGCACGAGGTAGGGCTTGGCGGCGAGGAAGTCGGTGACGCCCGGCGGCAGCTGGACCATGCCGAGCACGACCGCCTCCTCGAGCCAGGCGCCGAAGAACGGCATGGCGAAGTGGTTGACGAGGCTGTTGCGCCGCGCCCGGTAGGTGCGCCACACCGCGAGCAGCGCCGCGCGCGCCGCCGAGTAGGAGACGTCGTGATAGTTCTTGGCGAGCTCGTGCGATTCCACTCCGAGGCCGGCGGCGAGGTTGCGCAGGAAGGCGGTCTCGAACTCCTTGAAGTTGTTGTTCGGGTGCGTCGGGCGCTGGAATTCCAGGCTCTCGTTCGGCAACAGGTGCGGGATCACGTTGTTGTTGAACGTGATGTCGGCCTCTTTGTAGTACTCGCCGGCGATCGCCAGCGCCCCCGTCATCATGTCGACGATCGGGTTGGTGCCGGCGCCGCTGCCGGCCGCGGATCTGGCCTTCGACCCGATCACGTCGAAGGCTTTCGACCAGTCGAGCTCGGTCTTGATGACCGCGGTGTAGCACGCCTGGATGAGCGCCGACTGCAGCTCGGCGTCGCGGTAGGACCCGAGCATCTTGAACGGGGTGATCGACGCCGCGAATTCCGACACCCCGCGCGTCATCTCGGGCCGCAGGTGGTCGAAGGTGTGCAGCACGATGGGCCGCCCCCACCAGGTCGCCCGCGGCACGCGCTGCCAGACGAGGCTGCCGGTGTCGAAGCCGATGTCGGCCGGGTGGCTCTCCTTGATGTGATAGGCGAGCGGCTCGCCGTGGATGTCGCGCTCGATGCCGCCGCGCAGCGTCTTGGAGTCGGGTGCGTTGTTGGGGTTGGACAGCCGGTCGATGTCGATGAGGTTGAGGCAGGTGCGGTAGCCGCTGACGCCCTGCTTCATCTCGATGATGGCCAGCGCCTCGCCGTCGACGAAGCGGGTACGATTGACGAGCGCGAAGATCTCCGAGAACGTCCGCTGGCGGCGCGCGTCGGCCTGGAAGTCGACGCCTTCCGCGTAGGCCTCCCACGCCCGCACGACCGAGTCCTGCCACTCCGAGGCGACCTCCACGTCCTTGATGCCGAGCGTGCGCCAGTCGATCTTGAGCGCGAGCTTGAGCCCCGAGCCGGCGACCGCGTCGTCGTTCATGCGCACGGCGTTCTTGGCGTGCGGGTTGTTGCGCACGAGGTCGCGCGCGCGCGCCCTCAGCATCGGCGCGTCGTGGATCACCGCGCGGTCGGCCGAGTAATTGCGCGGCTGCCACATGGCAACCTCGCTGCCGCCGCCCCTGCGGGCGTCGCGGTAGGGCCTCAGCGCCCGCGTGATCTGCGTCTGCAGGTCGTCGTCAGCCATGCGTCACCGTGGGATGCTGAGCGGCGGGCCCCGCTCGACCATGCTGCCGGCCGACAGGTCGGTGAGCCCGCTCTCGGCGCCGCACTGGCGGTAGAAGACCGTGAAGAGCTGCGTCAGGTGCTTCAGGTCGCGCTGGCTGTACTGCACGCTGCGCTCCCCGATCGAGATGATGGCGACGGCCTTGCCCGACTGCAGCGACATGATGGCGTCGTAGAGCTTCCTCAGCTCTGAGAGGCAGTCGGGCGCGGGCATGGGTCACCGTTTCACGAGGCTGGCGAGGAACGCTCCGTCGACGACCTTCACCTCGCCGGAGCGGGCGGCGTTGCGGGCGTGGTAGTCGATGCCGGGCAGGGCGAAGCGCGCGGCTGAGGCGAGCACGAAGGTGTCGAGCGCCTCGTTGCGCTTGCCCGACGGCAGCACCCACTTGCGCACCGGCCGGCCGGCCACGAACTCGATCTTCATCCGCTCGGAGACGAGCTGCTCGAAGTAGGGCATCTCCAGGTGGCGCGCGAAGTGCACACGAAAGGCGCCGTTGCCGCTCTCGTCGGGGAGCGCCGCGAGGCTGGCGTAGGTCTGCGTCTTGCCGTCGTCGACGCCCATGATGTAGAGCTTGGCGCCGCGCTTGAACTTCTCGTCGCTCTCCGCGATGATCGGCCGCCCCGGCCCGTCCTTGCCCTTGCAGGCGTAGTAGGGTTTCCACGCCGCGCGCGAGACCCGCACGAATTCCAGGACGTCCTGCTGCAGGTAGCCTGCGTCGATCGCCGCCGCCTCGATGAAGAGCTCGCCACCGCGCGGGTGCTTGAACACGCGGGTGAGCGCCGCCGCCTCCATGCGCTGGAACGACTGCGGGTCGGAGGGGTCGTCGTAGTGGACGACGTAGTCGAGCACCCACCTCGTCTCGTCGACGCCCCAGCCGAGGTACTGGATCTCGAAGCGGTCGCTCTGCACGTCGACGCCGACCGTCACCAGCAGCACGCCGTCCGGAACCGTGTAGTCGCCGCCGGCGGGCCCGAAGTCGCCCTTGCGGGCGTAGAGCTCCTCCGGCGTCGTCTGTGCGCGCTTGGCCGGATTGTAGCACCGTCCGAGCTTCAGGTTGACGAAGGTCTGCTCCTCGCCGGGCTTGCCTTCGCTGTCCTCCCACTCGGCAGCGAGGGCGGCCATCGTCACCCACGGCGAGTAGATCGCCCAGATGTGGAAGCCGGCGATGCCGTTGAAGGCCTCGCGCGCCTTCCAGTGGCCCTTGCGCACCGCGAGATAGACCTGGCGCTGGTCCCACTCCGCCTCGCAGTGCGGGCATTGGTAGCGCGCCGTCTCCGGCTTCCTCTTCTCCCAGCGGACCTGCTCCCATTCGAGGCTCTGGAAGGCGCCGCAGGCGTGACAAGAGACCTCGAAATAGCGCTGGTCGGAGCGCTTGAACCACTCGTCGATGGCGCTCGCGCCCTCGATCGTCGGCGTCGAGGCGAGCAGCTTCTTGCGGTTCCAGAAGTTCTGGGTGCGCTGGAAGCCCTGCTTGATCGGATCGCCGTCGTTGCCGATCGAGGCCTTGTACTTGTCGATTTCGTCGAAGCCGACGATGCGCCGGGGGCGCGATGCGAGGCTCGCCGGCGAGTTGGCGCCGGCGAAGACGATGTCGCCGCCGGGATAGCCCTTCTCCAGGATCGTCGTGTTGGAATCGCGCGACCTGGTGCGGCCGATGCGCTCGAGCAGCGCCGGGCTCGCCTCCACCGTCGGCGTGAAGCGGTTGCGCGAGAAAGAATCTGCAAGACCCAGGTCCGGCAGAACGAACATCTGCGGGCTCGGGTCCTGGGCGATGTAGTAGCCGGCGACGTTGATCAGCACCTCGGTCTTGCCGACCTGGCTCGACCACTTGAGCACCAGGATCTCGACGTCGGGGTCGTTGACGACGTCCATCGGCTCGCGCGCATAGGGCGTGCGCTCGGTGCTCCAGCGGCCGGGCTCGGGCCCGGTGCCGGCGGCGATGATGCGGTTGGCGTCGGCCCACTGGCTGACGGTGAGCTCGGGCGGCAGCTCGAGGCCGAGCACCCAGCCGCTCTGGCTCTCGGCCTCCCTCGGGCCGGCGTCCAGCGCCTCGGCCAGCACGTCAGAACTCCTGGGCGGCTATCCGCGCGGCGTCGTCCTGCATCTCCTTCACCAGCGCGCGGCACTCCTCGGTGAGCATCTGCATCGCCTCGGGCGGCAGGAACTGCTGCAGCTTGGCCGGAAAGCCGATGATCCGGTCGCGCAGCACCCGCGCCACCGCGAATTCGCGCGCGTGCACGACGTCGCGCGGGATGAGGCGGCCCTCCTCCTGCAAGACCTTGAGCTCGGCGAGCCGGGCGTTCGAGCGCTCGCGGGCGGCGCGCGCGTCCGTGAACGACGACCCGGCGCCGACGGCGCTCTCGGAGACCTTCGCCTGCGGCTTCGGCGCCGCCGGCGTCGCCTCGGCAACGGCCTCGAGCTTGCGCGTCTGCTGGTAGACGGCCTGGCGCAGCGGGTCGGCGTTCTCCTCGCGCAGCTTCTTCAGCCGCTCGATGTCGATGCCGTCTCGGGCCTCCACTTCGGGCCAGCGCTTGAGGAGCTGCTCGACGCGCTGGCGGCTGACGCCGAGCTCGGTTGCCGCCTCTTTTCGCGTGACCCGACGCACCTCAGCCATGCAACCCCCCTTGCAAGGCCCCTTGCATTGTGTGAGCCGGTACGCGCAACCGATTCCGGCGACTCGACAATTCGTCTCCCTAACCCCACGGCATGCAAGGCAAAATTTTCGCCGCACCTAGCCACTTTTTGCGGCAGCGCCGCCCCGCGGGGGAGAAAAGGCCCGGAAGGGACCCGCGCCACGGCCATGCAAGGGCCTTGCATCAGTCGGGGCGGATGGCAGCCGACGCCGTCACGCGCCCGCGCATCACCGTGTAGCTCTCGCCCGTCGCCAGCGTCAGCTCGAGCTGGTGCACGTACGTCGCCGGCGTCGCGATCTCGCCTTTGCCCACGACGATCCTCGCCTTGCCGCCCGCGGCGTCCGTCACCGTGATGCCGGCGCCGATGCTCTTGGAGAGCAGGCTCGCCGGGCTCGGCTCGCCCGCCGACGGCTGCGGGGCGAGATCCCACCGCAAGTTTGCGCCGGCGAGGTCCTGCGGGCCGCCCGCCGGGGTCGTGATCTCGACGTTGATGGTGAGCGTGTCGCCGGCGACGTAATCCTTGACGTCGCAGCCGCTCGTCATGGCGCTCTCCTCACCGTGAAGCTCGCATCGCTCGCCCGGCGCACGCGGAACGTGGGCGCTGCCGGCACGGCCACCTTGAAGGCGAGAGCCGGCGCGCCGAGGACGGCGGCTGCCGCGAGCGTGTCGGAGCCTTCGGTGCGCGCGAGCGATCCTGTGATCGCCACCGCGCCGGCCGCGGCGCTGCTGTCGGGCAGCTCGCCGAGCAAAGCCGCCGCAGCGATCGTGCTCTCGGCGAAGCCGGAAGCCGTGTCCGCCGCCTCGGTGCCCTCAACCAGCGCGGCGATGACGCCGACCTCGCCCGCGGCCGCAGCCGTGTCCGGCTGCTCGCCGAGCGCGGCAGACGCAGCGACGGCGACGTCCGCGGTGCCGGCGCCGGTGTCGGCCGCCTCGAGCGCGGCCGCGGATGCGGCGATGGCGACGGAGGCCTCGGCCGCGACGCCGTCGGCCGCCTCGGTGATCGACGCGGTGGCATCGACGCCGGGGTCGCCGATCTGCGCGGCGAGCGTGTCGGCCGCTTCCGTGATCCCCGCCGATGCTGCGACGGGCACTTCGGCCGCAGCGCCGAGCGAATCCGCCGCCTCGGTGCCGGCCGTCGTCGCCGTGATGTCGACGGCCGCGGCGGAAGCCGTGCTGTCGGGCGCCTCGGTCAGCGAAGCCGAGGCCGCGATCGGCAGCTCGGCCGCAGAGCCGAGCGTGTCGGGCGCTGCCGTCGCTTCGAGCGTGGCCGCGATCGCCACGTCGGCCGCGCCCGCGGCGCTGTCGGCGGCCTCTGTGAGCGCGGCAGCCGCGGCGACGTCGAGCGTGGCGGCGCCGGCGCCGGTGTCGGCCGCCTCGGTCGCATCGCCCGTGGCGACGGTCTCGATGACGCCCGCGGCCGCGCAGGTGTCGCCGGCCTCGGTGAGATCGGCTGCGGCCTCGACGGCGATCGCGGCGGCCGCGGCTGCCGTGTCGGCAGCCTCGGTGATGCCGGCCGAGCCAGCCAGGTCTACGGTGGCGGCGGCAGCCGAGCTGTCGGCCGCCTCCGTGATCGAGGCGGTCGCCTCGACGGTATCGGCCGCCGCCTTGATCTCGATGGCGGAGGTGGCGTAGCCGCCCCAGGTGGCGCCGTTGGTGTTGAGCGTACCGAAGGAAACCGACGTCGACGTGAAGCCGGTGCGGTATTGCGAGAGCGCGCCCCAGAACGACCCGCTGGCGAAGCTCGCGTTGCCCTGCGTCCAGCCCGAGCCGACCGCGAAGGAGTAGCCGCTGTTCTCGATGCTCGAGCCGTAGCCCGCCGTGACGTACGAGCTCGCCGCCGGCGCCGCCGAGAGCGTCAGCGAGGGCGTGTAGGACGAGCTCGAGATCAGCGCGTTGGTGCCGCCGGTCGCCCCGATCGGGCTCGCCGTGTCGTGGCCGGTATAAGCCTCCACATGCAGCCGGTGCATGTAGGTGTCGCTCGAGGACCACGACACCGTGACCTGCATCGAGGCGCCGGTGGTGACCGGCGCGGTCCAGATCTGGTGCGTGACGCCTTCGGGCGTGAGCCGCGTCTGGATCGTGCGCCGCGTCCAGGTGAGCCCGCCGCCGGAAACCGTAAGGTTGCTGGCGTTGCCGGAGTTGAACGCGGTCGCCACGTGAACGACGAGCAGCGCGTTGTTGGGCGGCGTGAAGCTGCCCGTCGAATAGTTGCCCGAGCCGTGCTCGGCCGAGCTGTTGTAGGCGCCGATGTTGGTTCTGGTTATGGCCATCTGGCTGACACGAGGCTCGGCAGGCTTGTTCGACGGCGAGGTCGGCGCAAGCTGAGAGCCGCGCTGACGCGCGGCGGCCCTTGGCCGCTTCCGCGGCTTCGCCGCGGCTTGTTGCTCACCCTCGAATGTCGGCAGCAGCCGGGCCGCAGGCCCGGAAGGCCGCAAGGCGGCCCGCGCGGTAGCGCGCCCCCCGCGGAGCGGCCCGAGCGCCGGCAGGCGCGAGGATCAGCCGCGTGAGCGAGATCGCTTCTCTCGGCTCGTGTCAGCGACTAGCCATTGTTCTCGTTGATCTGGAAGCTCGTGATGGTGATGGCCTGGCCCGCCGCCACGTTGGTGTTCTGCACCTCCATGTCGCCTCCGCCGCCGGCCGCGGTTATGGTGCCCTGCATGTGGCACACGGAGTAATCGCTGTTGTAGATGCGGAAATGCCCGAGCGTGCCGGCGTTGTCGGCGCTCGTGTCCTGCCAGGTGCCGGACTTGGCCTTGGAGCCGTTCGAGGCCGCCGCCATCCAGTCCGCCGGCAGGTCCATCTCGGCGACCTTGGTGCCGGAATCGGCGGCGGCGCAGTTGGCGGGCGCCGCGCCCGTCCACATCCTCAACTTGGCGGACGCGCCGATCGTCGCCTCGATGGCGTCGAGCTTGGCGTTGCGCACTGCGGTGGAGTATTTGAGAGCCATGGTTGCCCCTCAGAGGTTGGGTGGGTGGGTTGTTTTTTTGCTGCTGACACGAGCGTCTAGAAGCTTGTTCGATGGCGAGGTCGGCGCGAGTGGAGAGCCGCGCTACCGCGCGGGCGCCCTTGGCGCCTTCCGCCGCTCGCTCGTCGCTCGCGGCGGCTTGGTGCTGTGCTTCGAAGGCGGGCGAGCCAAGCCGGGCCAAGCGCAGCGAAGGCTTGGAAGCGGCCAAGGGCCGCCGCGCGAAAGCGCGGCCGTCCTCACGACGGCGGGTGCCGCATGCAAATTGCCATCGGCCGGGTGTCAGCAGAAAAAACTACAGCCCGTACTTCCCCTTCACCCGCAGCAGCTCCACCTCGGCCCGCCTGGCGCACTCGCGCACCACCCAGCGCGCCTCGCGGGTGACGAGCGCCCGGCAGAATCCTGCGTGCCGCTCCATCTCGCGCACCGGGTTCGGGCCCCACAGCGGCTTGATCGGGAAGCGCGCGCGCGTCGTGCGCGTGAAGAGGAGCCCGCCGCCGTAGGACGAGCCGCGGCCGGCGAACGCCATGAACGAGCCCTTCGCCGTCTGCCGCCGGTTCCACGCCGAGTGCCGGCCCCCCGGCCAGGATCGCTTCCACGCCGCACCGAAGTCGGCCGTGGTGATGCGCAGGTGCCGCCCGTAGACGGAGACGCCGGCGCGCATGGCCCCGGGCGAGGCGCGCACCAGGTGCATGCGCTTCGTGAGCTCGCCCTGCCGCCTGATGCCGGTCCAGCCCTGGATCGCGCGCTTCAATTCGGTGCGCAGGCGCTGGCCCGCGCGGTTCATGCTCTGGGCGAGGATCGCCTCGGATCGCTTGTAGCCGACGCCGGCGTCGCGGAGCGCCGCCTGCAGCTTTTTCAGTTGCCGCGTGTCGACGCTGACGGTGAGGCCCGTCCCCATCACGTCGCCGCGGGCGGCTCGCGCGGCCTGATAATGGCCGTAGGACTTGTAGGAGCGGTTTGAGCCGAAGCCCGCGCGGGGGGAATAGCTGGGCATGTTTGTTCTCAGCGACACGAGCGGCGGGAAGCTTTGTGTGCGTCGAGGCCGGCGCGAGTGGATGGCCGCGCTGACGCGCGGGGCCCCTTGGGCCCTTCCGGGCCTCGCTCGTCGCTCGGCCCGGCTTGCTGCTCTACATCGACGGCAGGCACCAAGCCGCGGCGCGCGACCAGCGCGACGCGGTAGCGGCCAAGGGCCGCCGCGCCTTTTGGCGCGGTCCTCAGCTTGCGCCAGCCTCTCCGTCAGGCAAGCTTCCCGATCCTCGTGTCAGGCCCTTACGAATCCGAGTCTCCGCAGGTCCTCGTCGATGATTCGGATCCTCGCGCGAGCGATCCTCGCCGTGAGGCTGTCGTCGAGCCCGCGCTCGAACAGCTCCTCGAGCCGCTCCCAGCAGCCCGCCCGCTCGCGCAGGAGGTGCAGGATCAAGGCCTTTTGCTCGCCCATGTGGTCCCGCCCAGTGCCCGATTCATGTGCCATCGCGCCGCCGCTTCATCTCGTCGATCACGCTCGGCCGGGCGACGAAGGCGTCGAGCTTCTCGGAAAGGCCCATGTCGGCCATCCACTGCCGGAACACCGGGTCGGCGCCCCGCTTCTCGACGATGGCGCGCACGGCGTCCTCGGCCTTGAGCGCCCAGTCGAGCTCGCGGTAGCAGCTCGCCGCGACCATCTTCATCTTCTCGGCGTGCTTTTCCTCTTCGGTCATGCCTCGCCTACCTTTGAGCATGTCACCTCCGCCCAGCGCCGAGGCGGGCGAGCGCAGCCGCGCGCACGCGGGACGCATCGGTCGCAACCGACTGCGCGAAGCTCTGCACTGCCGCCTCGAGCGCTTTCGTATCCCCGTCGGCGATGGCGTGCGCGGCCTTGACGATGGCGTCGCGGCGGGTGGCACAGCCGCAGGGCATGATTTTTTCTCCTGACACGAGCTGCGAGAAGCTTGTCGTGCGGTCAACGATCACGAGGGGATAGCCGCGCTTCGCGCCGGGCGCCCATCTCGGCGAAGCCGAGCTTCGCTCGGGGGGCGCCTTCCGCCGCTCGCGCGACGCTCGCGGCGGCTTGGTGCCCTGCCCTCGACGTAGAGCAGCAAGCCGGGGCGAGCGCAGCGAGGCCCGGAAGGCCGCAAGGCGGCCCGGCGCTTTGCGCCGGCCCTCAGCACGACGGCGGGCGACGCATGCAAATTGCCATCGGCCGGGTGTCAGCAGCAAAAAAACAGCGGGTGCACCACGGCTAGCGCCGTCTCCCAGCCCCAGGCGCCCGCTTGCCCTGCGCGCGCAACGCCGCCTCGAGGTTCGCTGCGTTCTGGAACCCGCGCTTGTGGTTGCCGGAGCCGCGGTCGGCCGTCGGCGCGAAGGTCGAGACCTGCGCGTTCGACAGCATCGGCGTCGCCTGCTCGATCGCGGCCCGGCCAGCCGCAGCGCGGCCCAGCGCCACGCGCGAGGCAGCAACCTGCTCGAGCGCGCGGGTGGAGAGGTCGGCCCGCTTGCCGGACTTCCTCGCCGGCACCTCGATCGCCGGAGCGCCGGGCGGCGCCGGCAGGGCGGGCGAGCCGGGAGCTGCCGGCAGAGCCTGGCCGCGGCGCTCGGCGGCACGCGCAAAGAGCTTGCGGGACGCCGCGATCGCGGCGCGGTGGTCGTTGGGGGACTTGCCGAAGGCCCGGTTGAAGGCGCGCTCGGCGAGGCCGGGCTGGCCGCTCTTCACGAACAGCGTCGATGGGTCGAGCGCATCGACCACCCCGCGGGCCGCCCCGCGCACCCCGTCGTCGGCGTAGCCGATCCCGGCATTGATGGCGGCGTAGGCGGCCGTGCCCCAGAGCGAGACCTTGCCCAGCACCTTGAGCGCCTTCGCCGCCTTGCCGGCGCCGGCTGCGGCCCTGGCCGCGGCGGGCGCGGCGTCGGCCGCCATCAGCCCGGCTTTCTGGGCGGCATCGCGCGCGTTGTTGATGGCTGCCATGTCGCGGCCGGACGGCAGGATCTTCGGCGTCTGGTTCTGCAGCGCGCGGAAGCCCAGGAGGCCCGTCGCCGCGAAGGTCGAGGCGGTGCCGACGGCGCGCAGCGTCTCCGCCGCCGCCGGGCTGTCGCCTTCGATCTCCGGTGCCAGCACGAAGCGGGTGTAGGCGCCCTCGATCAAGAGCAGCGCCGCCGTCGGCACGCCGAGCGGGCCGGTCACCTTGGCGTACTTGAGCGCCTCCGCCGCCTTGACGATGCCGGGCAGGCGCAGCTTGTTGCCGGAGTTGAGGTAGCGGCGCGCCTCGGTGGCGAGGCCCTTCACCTGGGCGGCGGCGACCTGCATCGACTTGACGTGGCGCGCCTCGAGCGAGGCCGCGAACTTGTGGCCGATCCACATGCCGAGCCCGACCGCGCCGGCGTTGACGCCGATCTTGTAGGCGCGGTTCCACGGGCTGTTGTCGGCCGCCTCCTTGGCCTGCTGCGCTTCAAGTGCGCGGCGGTCGGACTCGGCTTTGAGCTCGGCGGCACGCGTCTCCGCCTCGGCCTTGATCCGCGCCGTCTCCGCTTCCGCCCGCGCCCGCTCCGCATCCGCCTGCGCGCGCGCCTTGGCGGCCTCGGCCTCGGCCTGCGCGGTGGCCGCTTTCGCGGCCGCTTCCGCCTCGCGCGCCTTGGCGTTGGCGATCGTGGCGGCGCTGTTGTTGCGCGGTTTCCGGGCCATGGGTTTTAGAGTCCTGACACGAGCTGAGGGAAGCTTGTTCGACGTGAGTTGAGGACCGCGCTGACGCGCGGGGCCCCCTTGGGCCCCTCCGCCGCTGCGCGGCGGCTTGTTGATAAAGGTCGAGGGTGGGCAGCAAGCCGGGCCGAGCGTGCGCTCCGATCGCCCGAGCGTCTATCAGCGGGGGCGTGAATCGGCAGCGCGAAATAGAGCGAGGCCCGGAAGGCCGCGAAGCGGCCCGGCGCGTTGCGCCGGTCCTCAGCTTGCACCAGTTTTTCAGGAGGAGAAGCTTGCCGCGGCTCGTGTCAGTAACAAAGCAATCGCGACCATAGCTATTCGATGACTCGTTAAACTGATTCCCGCCACACGGAATCTGCAGCCCGCGCGCGGTCGCGCTCGACGTGAGTCCGAAATGCCACGTTTAACCGGTTTAACCTGCCCTGACACGAGCCGATGGAGGCTTTGCGTGCGTCGGCCGGGTGCCGTGCTGAGGACCGGCGCAAAGCGCCGGGCGCCCTTGGCGCCTTCCGCCGCTGCGCGGCGGCTTGCTGCTCTACATCGACGGCAGGCACCAAGCCGCGGCGCGCGGCCAGCGCGCAGCGGAAGGCGGCAAGGCCGCCCGCGCGAAGCGCGCCCCCGCGGAGCGGCCCGAGCGGCTTGAGCCGCGAGGATCAGCCGCGTGAGCGAGAAGAATCGGAAGCTTGCGCCCGCGCCGCGGCCACGAGCTCGCCCACCTGGCACTGTGCTTCCCGCCGGTTCCCCGCCGCGGCGCTGCTCGCCGCCTCCCGCGCCCACCATTCGAGCGCGTCGATGAAGGCCAGCGTCGTCGCCTCGTCCAGGCGAAAGCGGCGCACGTCGGCGGCGATCTGCGCCGGAGGGAAGTCGAAGGCGCTCTCGCGCAGCCGCGCCCGCACTTTCTGTGACATGGCGTCGAATGCCGCCATGTCACTGACACGAGCTGAGGGAAGCTTGTTCGCCGTCGAGGTCGGCACGAGTTGAGAGCCGCGCTGACGCGCGGGGCCCCTTGGGCCCTTCCGCGGCTCCGCCGCGGCTTGCTGCCCTGCCACTCGCGCCATCATCGCTCCGACGACCCCGCCACCGCGCAGAGCGTGGTCAGCTCCACGAGCCGCTGCGTCTTCATGATGTCGACGGCCAGCTCGTCGGCCTCCGAGCGCGATGTGAGGGCCTCGTCGAGGCAGCCCCTGATGAACAGGCCGAGCGCGAGCGCCTTCAAGCTATTGCTTTCCACCGCCAGCGACACGCGGGCCACCCATTCGCTCTTCTCCTCGTCGCTGGCGCGCCGCCAGTCGGCTCCGGTGCT